TTCTTCATAGACGACGCATTCTCCATTTTCACAAGCCATAATGATTACAAGTTTTTTGACTGAAATACCAGTCAGTTCGTAGAGCATACAACCATATGCCATACACTGAACAAAATAATGTTCAATCCACTCGCGTGGTTTTGGTTTTTTAGAAGTCTTAAAGTCGATTATCGCTAACTCGCCGTCATATTCGGCAATACAATCAACTGTCCCAGCAATGCCTAGTTGCTTACTATATAGGGACCCTTCAAGGGCGTAAATATTATTTATACGATTTAAATCAGTTTTTGCAATCTTAAAAAGAAAATCAGAGATTGGTTGAACTTCTGGTAGTTCTTCATTTTTGAGATGATGTTCCACAAGAAGGTGCATATCAGTTCCACGACTTGTTGCCGCTTTTGTGACACGCTCTGCTTCTTCTTCACCAACTTTTTTACGCCACTTAATAAAGATTTCTTTATTAAAATGACTGGTCACCGAAGTGATGGAGACCAGTCGTACAAGTTCTTCTTCGTCAGGAACTTTATAATAACGAACACCATCTATAGTCTCCCTTTCAAGTTCAGGGAGCGTCACATCAACATGTTTGAACATTACATACCTGCTTCCATTTTTGCGATGATGTATTCTTTAACAAGTCCAGAACGAACAATATCTTCTACACCAAATTCAATTATATCAAAAGAAGGCATTTTACGCAAGATGTTCATAAAATCTACAATACCATTACGTTCATTTGTTTTTTGCAAGTCTGATTGAGTAGCATCACCACAGAAACAAATTTTGGTATTTTCACCCACACGAGTAATAATAGAATCGAGTTCGTGGAAGTTTAGATTTTGGAATTCATCAACAATGACGATAGCATTATCAAGAGTTGTTCCACGGAGGAATGAAGTGCTCCAGAACTTAATAGTTTCTTGTGACTTCAAATTGCCATAGAGCATTTCAAAGTCAGCATCAGAAGGCATCTGGAACATATACTTCACCATATTCTTATAAGGAATCTGGTAAATGTCTGCTTTATCTTCATGAGATCCAGGAAGGAATCCAATCTCACGAGTTGCTACAAGAGAACGAACGATATAAACTTTTTCATAAGGGGTTCTTTCATCAAGAACATCCATTAAAGCATTATAAAGAGTAATAAAAGTTTTACCAGTTCCAGCACATCCATAAGCAACTAAATGCTTTTCATCTTGATAGGAATCAAAAAACTTTTTCTGATTATCTGTAATTGGTTCAATATCGACCAAGTAATCAGAACTTAGAGGCTTTCTCCTCTTCATTTGCTTTGCAGTCAAACCAACACCAATAGGTTGGATGTCATTGCCTCTTTTTCTTCTTGCCATTAGAGTTTCTTTACAGTAGAACCAGGAGCTTTTGCTGCTTTTGCAAGCACATCATTCCATCCAGGATTGCGATTGATAAGTTTGTCCCTCCACTCACCAACTTCTCCAGCGCCAGGACAAGTTGATGGGTCAGACCAATCTCTGTCCCAATCTGGATTATCTTTTTTCCACTGGTCCCAGGCGTGGATACTCATTTCCACTTCTTTCTGTTCGCCAGTGGTTTTGTTAATAACAGGATAAGTCGCCATAAAGTTACGAAATCAAGATAATTTATTTAGAATGAAAGTTTTACTCTTCTACTGTTTCCACATCAACAACTTCTTGAGATTCCCAAGGTAAAGTATCATACTTTTCGGTTGTTGATGCTGATTTTTGAGCATCAATTATAGAAGATAATCTGAATTGCTTATTCGCAATCTCTTCTTCCCCAATTAAAGTCTCAACCCAAGAAATAATTTGTTCCTCAGTTAAATCAGAATACTCAGTAAAATCATCTTCAGCAGCTGAAGGCAATTCTAGAGTACCTCTTTCATCAGCAGTAAAAGTAGTTTCATTCACTTTTTCTGTAGCAGTGTAAATCCATTCTACAGAACTAACTGCACCAGATAATCCTGCAGTATTATAATTCAATGCATGAATTTTCCAAGAATATTTGACAGACATCTTTGAACATTTAAGAGTAAAATTATTTATTCCACTCTAACGCTTCTGAGACTGATGGAAATTGTTCGGTAAATATTTTCTTACACTCAAGAGCAATATCCATGTGTTCTTTCTGAGTTCCATTTGCAGAACGAAGATTGATATAATGAATCCATGACCTGCATGATCCCGACATATAAATGCGTGTAGGCGTCGCTAAGGGCAGTACAAACCTTGCACACTCCTTTGCTACTCCATGAGCAAGAAGTTCCTTATAGAGTTGCATAGAGTGTGCAAAATGGTCTTGAATCTTACTCTGTAGAGTCAGTTTCTCATACTCAGAAATGTCGTCAATAGAGTTCTGACGATTCTTGGTATCTTGACGACGAAGTTCAGGTACAGGAATATAATCGCTCAACAAAGAAGAATCTGCATAACGCTGCGAAAATTCTTGATATGTGAAAGAACGGTGCCTCAAAATTTGAGCTGCGATACCACGATTTGTTTCGATCTCAAGAGTCATAAAAGACTGCTCAAAAACAGACCAATGATTATGCTTAATGCAATAAGCAAGCAACTTGGCATAGTTTTCGTTGTCTTGATTCGCAGGGTTGCTAACTCTAGCAACATATGCCATTGTTTTTTCTGCATCTGGGGTCACGCTAATGAGTTTTACTGTCATTTCTTTCCAAATCCTTTTGATGTTTTTGCTTCGAGTTCTGAAAGTTCTTCTTCCAGAATCCTTAATTGTGATTTCATTTCAATCAATTGCTCAGCAGAATATAAATGCTCTTGTTTAATCAATCTACGGAGCAATTTCATCATTTTTCTTGCCCTATTAGTCATCTAAATCAGAATCCTCAAAAATTTCGTCGTAATCTAACATTGGTCTTTTTCTGACTTCTGGATTTGTATAAGAATATGCAGATACATCAGAATAAACTTCTGCTTTCAGAGAATCAACCAAGAGTTCTAGATTACGGACAATAAGTTTTAGTTTGTCTTTATCCATAAGATACTATTCTCTTTCAATATTTTAACATAAAAAAAGGAGGGAATCAACCCTCCTTTACTTCAAGCAACTTGTGGTTGCTTCGCCATATTCAGTTGTGCGTTATGAAGGAGTTTTTCCTTTTTTGCTTTGAGTTTGAGATAGCGAACGAAGTAAGTGTTCATTTTGCACCTCCCTTAGTTTTAGACATAGAGAGTTTGTTTCCATTTTCATCAACGTAAAACATAGTACCACGATAAATTTCTACGTGGGGTTCAATTTTAAACGTTTGATTTGGACGTTCTGCGGTATCATATTCGACACCACGATATACGACTTTAGACATTAGGTTTTCTCCTTAATTTTGAGGCTAAAGAGCGTTCCTTCAGTCGGCTTTTGCGTCTATGAATTTACAAGTTCTTGGAGATCCTTCTTTAAAGATCTGAATAAGTTCAGATCTTGCAGGCTCATCCATTTTTAGTTTTACATTACTAATAAGTCTTTGAGCCTCAATGCAAGTCCAGAGAATTGTTTCCATAGATGAACGATCCGTTCCGAGTCGGCTTACTTCCGTCCTATTCAGTTTAGCACTTAAGTCTTATAACGTCCTTTCGGAGTTCTGATAGCAATCGGTCTTCTTTTCTTTGGTCTACTACATCGTCGTTTTTAACGATGTCCATTAGTTCCCACGCTGCGTCGCAACTTATAGTCACTTGATTAGATTTGGCAAGTTGAGGCGTAGAAATAGAAAGAAGTGGAACCCATGCTAAAAGCAAAAGTGCTTTAGTCATAGGATGAACGTTAGGGGATTATTATACCCCTATTCACACTATATAGTCAAGTTTTATTTTGAAATAGTAACAATAGATACAAAAATGTATCTCTATTATACTAAAAGGCGTGAAGATTTATGAAAACCTTCGCGCAAGAAAAATTTTGGCGGAAATTTTTTACCCCAAAAAGAAAATCACTTTCGCTTTTTGGTTTTGGGTGCTTGATAACCCCATAACTTTGGATTGATTCTTCCATACCCAAAGTCAATACTCTTTAGATTTTCACGAAACTTGTCCCAGTACATATCAAACAAACGAATTCGTGATCCTCTAGTTAAATCAAAACAAATTTCCTCATCAACAATATACTTTACGATGTAAGCATCATTCGGTGCTTCTTTAGTACAGACATCAGCATATGAACCATTTTCAATTAAAATATCACAACCATAGCGTGACTTACAGGTTTCTTTTTCTGCTGGTGTCCAATAGTCCATATGCTTTTCCGTATTGTGGGTTTCTTCAACTACATCACGAACCTGACTCACGAACGACCTCCCCACTTAATATCAGGATAAGCTTGTGAAACTACTTCCCTGGTGAGTTTGTATTTGTCTGTCAGTTTTTTATCCTTAGTAAGAATAACAATTTCTGCTTCAAGAGGATGAAGACCTTGAAGAATGTTAATAAACATTGTTTCTCTACGAAGAGAACTCAATCCATCGTTACCACCCTTTACAAAATTATAAAACTTATTATATTCCTTACGAATTGATGAGCGTCCCTGGTCCTGAGAACCTAAAGAACTACTTCCCAACTCACCCATCTTAGAAACAGCATCTGTAATCTTTCCAGACAGAGTTCCGCTGAATGAAGTTTGTTCATCAGTACCTGCATAAGGTACATCTCCTGGGGGAAGAATAGAAACAACCGTCTCATCAAAGTTCCAAATAAAAAGAGTCTTCAGAGCAGGATGAGAATACTTTTGAAGTACTTCTACCTTTTTTGCTGTACTTTTTTGCTTACATGCAAGACTTAAAATCTCAAAAATAAATGGATTTGAAGGAAGATCGGGAATAGGAGATTCCTTCTTAACCGTAAATTTTGATTCAGTCTTCTTCGTCGCCGTTGTCTTCGTAGTCATGATAGTTCTCAAAGTTAAATGCAATCACCTCATCTGGAATTAGATTTCCTTGTCCATCAAACATTTCGGGGTGAGGTCGTGGAATTTCCCGATAGTTCATCATATATTCTCTTGCAACCCATCCTCCCATTATTCCAACTATAAAAAATAATACGGTTAAAAAAGAACCGAAAACTAAACTAGTTGCTAACATAGTTTTTCTCCCTCGGGAACTACTACTTTTTCCTTACTTTAATGGAAAACTCAAAGTAGATGGTTACTTCCCGTCTCAGAAAGCAAACCAACTTCTCGAATATAATATGAAAATCTTTGGGTTGCTTTCTTTTTCCTCCATTAAGAATAAATTCAACTCCACGATTAATGTGGATGTCTTTATTTATGTCCGCCATCAAACAATTTTTTGCTCTTGTAAAAACTTAACTGTATCAGTACATCCTCCTAATTTTTTATCATCAACAACAATTTGGGGAAATGTACTCCCCTCACCAAACTCGGAGTAAAATTCCTCTGCGGTAAAGTCCTTGTCAAGAGTATACACCACATGTGTCATCTTTGTCAACTTCATTACGCTTTTAATTTTGTCACAATATGGACAACCTGGTTTTGAATAGATTGTAAAGTTCATATTTCTTTATAATTTTTGTATAAGTATTTAATCAAAAAAGAACATGTGCCACAAGCGGCAGTTTTGAAGGCAGTCTCCAAAATATTCAGATGCTGAGTGAATATTTCCACCACTAAAAAGAACTAATCTGTTATAGACATTTCCTGCAACATCTACTGGTTCATATGGAGTTCTATCAAGAAATGTTCTTTGATTAAAGACTTTAAGACCTTGACCTGCTGCCCAATCAATTTGAGAATTATGGTGAATCTTAGTTTCTTTATGCCTCCACATGGTAGTTCCACATTGTGGTGGAGCATCGGGTGTTAGATAAACCATACCAGCCCAAGTCTGGTCATCGCAGTGATAAACAAGTTTTTCCCCAGACCAATTATGCTGAAAGCGACCATTCATTCCATGGTCTTCCCACTTGATAATTGGTTGTCCAAGAAGATCTTCAAATGCTTCTTTTGTTCCAGGAATGAAAAATTGCTTACGAGTTCTCCTGCCAATGTATCCAGCATCATCAAAGAAATCTTGCTCTAGAGCAAATTTTCTTACAGCATCTGGATCTCTATAGAAATTATCAACAATGATTACTCTCTGAGATTTTCTATATTCAGGATTAACACTTAATAGTTGATTCATATTAGAATCCTAGGTGCTTACTACGAACAAAATCCAAATCAAATGTTGTTGCAGAAATAAATTGTTCTTTACCCTCAAATGGCAATTCAGTTGGACCACAAATCCTCCAATCTTTACCCCACTTTTCAGTAAGGTAATCAATATTCATTGCATTAGATGCTTCAAGTTTTTCTTTCAGAGATGGATCATTCTTTTTAGTTTGACTTCCATGGGTGTAATACTCTTGCTTCTCACCAAACCCATGATAGTACATACTATTCAATTCCATAACTTTACGAATTGGTCGATGCATGAAACGCATAATCATATCAGCATCTTCACAATAGGCAGGATATAGATTTTCATCAAAAAGACCAAATGCCCTAATGATATTTTCTCTAATCAGGAATAAATCCCAACTACCAACACCATAGTCACCTTTGTTACCATGAACCATTCCGATCATTTCATCAGAATTGACAGTATTCACCATCTCTTCTAAGAATCCTGGACCAAAGGATACGTCATCATTGCAGATAATCCAGTAGGGGGACATCAGATAACACTTGATAATCAAGTTCCAAGATCCAGCAACTCCAAGATTGCCAGGAAGGTGGGCAACCTTAACTTTTTTCACATACTTATGCTTGATACTTGCCAGTTTATCCAAGTCTTCATCAAGTTCTCCTCGACCATTATTATTAACAATGAATACTTCATCGACAGGATAGTCGATGCTCATGAGTAAACGACTAACCCAGAATGTACTATTAACAACAGGTACTCCAATTACAGGTATAGACATAAGATTACAGAGAATTTAACATGTACTTTTCAGCTTTTTTAGTTTCACCATCAACGCAAATCATTTTCTGAATGATTTTTTCATCAACCAATTCTGGATGCACCCACCAGTCTTCATAAGGTCTATTATCATCGGGTGAAATATTATCTACAACTAATTTATAACCAAAAGACTCAAGGTACTTTCGAGACTTATCTCTGAAAGATTTTGTCTCATCACAATAGTAGTCATGCTCATAAGTAATGACAGCAAAGCGATGAGTCTCAAAAGGCATCGTCAGGAGTATCTTGTAGGTGACCTCAGGAGGGTCGCAATCAAGTTGTAGGTAGTCGATATCGGTTGGCATGTCTAACCCATTCAGGAACCGCTCGTAATTGACTTTGAGGGCATCTTTGAGTAAGCATGTATGCTTTCTCTCCTGATTATGGGCATTAACAAAGTTTTCATCAATATCAAGGGCAACACCGTTCCATCCATATTTTGTTTCTAATAATGCAGTATTGTTTCCATAGAAAGCATTGCCTGCTCCAATTTCAAGGTATGTTCCATTCTTCTTACCATTGAGCATGGAAAGAACAAACATATCCTGATAAGATTCTGCATAGTTCTTTTCAACCTCTTTAGAACCTTTAAACTTAAATCTTAATTTACCATGATTCTTTTTAGAATACCAATTCAACTTTGGTAATCCAGATGATTTATCACCAGTGAGTTTTTCAAGATTAGAAATAACTGCTTGGCGATGCACTTCATCAAGTTCATAGTTGTCAAGCAAGTCCTGCAACATATCACGAGACTCATCACATAGACCACACCACCAAGATGATATGGCTTTCTCAAATAGAATTCCATAAAATCCTGGATAATCTACCTTAGTGCGTAGTGGTGGTGGATTCCTATCACAAAACTCTTCAGCAACACAAGCAGTTAGATAACAATCTTTCCAACTTCCATCCTGATCAGAGCGTTCATAGTATCTCGCAAGAAGAAAATGACCTTCAGGGCGAGATGGGATAACTGTGATTGCATTCTGAATCAAACCCTTAACAGTAAATTTACGAGTTCCTTGTTTGTCATAACACATCGAAGCACGAATAAGGCACTCATACTGAAGTAGTTTATCATCAGACCTTTCAGTAGTTCTCAGATAATATGACATTGCAGCAGCAGTCTGCCCAATTTCATCATAGAAAATAGCCAACTCATAGTTAATCTCAGGATCATCTGGATTTTGAATATAAGTTTCCAGAAGATTGATTAGATATGACTCATCAACAATATCGTTTTCTGTGTTTTTCATTAATACTTTCGATGCAAACTGGTCAGGAGTAATTAAATTCAACCACTTCTTTCTATTTCTAGAAAAATTAGCAAAGTCTAATTTCTGAAATGCATTATCAAAAACTAACTTTTCTTGTTTGCCAACTTGAATGACTCCACATCCATAATCAGCATCCACAACGCACATAGAAAGATCATCTCTTTCTTGTCTCAGAGTTACAAATGCTTTCCAACAATCTCCGTTCCAAATCCCACCACGGAAGGGAATAACCTGATGCTCTTCCAGTTCTGGGTTCATATCGTGGCAGACAATGTATCCACCAGGATTCAAAATCTTTAGTGAATTTATTATGTCACGATATACTTGGTCAGCATGATGCAATCCATCGATAAAAATTACATCAAAGTTCTCAGTATTTTTTTCAAAGAAATCATCTGAAGTTGCAAAAATTGTAGCTGGAGAAGTCAGTTCAGGATCGACACCAACCTTATAATCGCATTTGATTTCCCTGAAATTCTCTCCTGCAGAGACACCAATCTCAAGATACTTTTTTGCTTTAACTTTATCAATTAGGGATTGAATAATATCAGTTCTCTTCATCGTACTTTCCAGCAATAAAATCTTCTACAACCTGAGGAGAAACTCTCAGCACATAAGCGGCATTATCTTGGAATCCAAAAGTCATTAGTAAGTCACCTTTATAGTAGCACATGCCCGTACAAAATTCAACATGGGCATCCATGAAAGAAAAGTCTTTAGAGAATCCTTGTATCTGCCAATTTTTATCCCATACAAGAAATCTGTGACGATACAATCCATCCTTTCTACCAACTTCACTCTTAAACAAATCAACTTCGTGTGTAAGAGCGAAGTAATAATTGTCTCCAAGGGGAAGCACATGAGAACCACCACGTACATCTCTGGGGATATCCACCATTTGAGTGAGAGCAATAGTCTCAGAAGTCCCTGCAGTAGGATTAACCTTGACAACTTCGGTAGGATTTGACCACTTTACATAGTGCCAATCCATATCGGGAATGGGCATCCAATTCTTTTCACAATAAGAATTAGGATCTTTGGGTGGTTCAATACGAACTCTTGAAACCTCTTTGACATAATCTTCTCCAACAACAATCTTGGACAGTTCCATTCTTCCCTGACCATTTGTTGTTGTATCCCTTCTTACACCAGAAATATACAAGTCTCCTCCCCAACGGAAAAGTCTAGCATCTTCTAGACCAACAAAATCCCAAAGAGGTTCTTTATCTAACTCAGAAGTATCAATCTTATTGACTCTCGTTATTTTTAAACTATCATCCAACTCCAAATAATAATTCGTAGTCCTTAGGTGCATATCATTTTCAGGATGCACATAAGTCAAAGGACCCCACTGATGCTGAAAAGTTTTCTTTTCAGAGTGGTAGAATGTATAGTTCACATGGCGAAGATTTACCATTAACTTACCATTATCATTGTAAATGGAAGGATTCATTAATCCCGTGCCATTTGTAAGATAAGAAGGAATGATTAAAGGATGAATACTACCACCATTATCTAAAGCAATTTTTGCAAAATGCATACACTTCAACTAAGGTTATTATCAATTATACCAAATATATATGGGTTTTACAAGTATCAGGTTGCAACCCTGGATAAGTTATAAGAATGTACGGACGATTGAGTGGAGTATCTTCCAGGATCGAATGAAGCAGGCCAAGTTTGGTTACCAACATAAAATAGTCTATCATCCTGACAAATTGCCCACCATCCATCACCCTGAGATCCTTGTATTGATGCAATGGCTGAGAACCAGTTTGCTTGCAAGTTGCCTGCGGACTGAGTAGCATCAAATTCCCATGGAAGTTTGTTTCGGTTATCCATTGTTTGACGGCCACTTCTAAAACTGACACCCTTTGCTCTACCTGGATCTGTTGTGGTATTACCACCGATAGTAAGACATCTTTGGTTAGAAGTTAGGAATAATCCAAGTCTCCATTCATCATTTCCAGTACCAACTCTACTAATATCAATAACATCATTAGAACCACTATAAACTGGAACTGGGTATTGAAGATTTGTGTTTGACCATGGAAAATCACCAGTATTTTGGTTTTCTGCCAGGAGTTGATCAAGTGAAGTAAATCTATGGTAAGATTGCACACCAACACCATAAATCATTCCCGTACTTCTCTGTTTAATAAACAATCTTGGATTATTCTGGTCATTACTTAGCCAAAAATCTTCAACATCATTGTATAAGTCTGTAATATTCCATAAGCTCCTAAGACCAGATCCTGACACCTCAAGAGATCTAGCTCTATCCCACCAAACTTTTTGCATTGGAGAAAATCCTGTTCCACCATTTGGCTCATCCCCATCGTATGAACCAGAACTATAAAGGTTGGAACCAATCCAATTAAGAAGTCCAGCCATGTGCAAAACACCATCATTTGTAAGGACAACTGTAGTATAGTAAGTATTATATCCAGCAGTTGCTATTTTTTTAATTCCGCCATGCTTTTCCCAATTATATAAAACTTTTCTTGGAGCACCAGTGTATTGGTCATTACCAACACCAAGTTGGTCATTACCATTCCATCCCCAACCCCATAGATTGCCATCTTCATCTTGAGCAAACCCATACTGATAGTTACCACCAGCTAACCAAAAATCTAAAAGTTTTCGGTTATCAAAATATTGCTGAGGAATTCTAGCTGGAACATAGCTATTAAACCAGTTATTATTATACCTAAAGTTTCTACCTAGTCCAGAGTATCCGTTATATCCCCAAGTCCATAGCCGACCATCAATATCCAGAGCACCATTAACACTACTTGAGTTGTTAGCATTAGACGAAGAACTTGTTCCAATCTTAATTGCCTGAATATCCCTTAAAAATCCCTGACCTCTACTCCCTTGAGAAGCCTGATACTGTTGAATTTGTTGGTTATAATCGAAACCACCACCAGTATTGTTTGTTCGACCAACTCTTCTCGAATAATATCTGTTAGTTGTTCCACCATCACCATGCTCCCCTGAACCCATCCAACCAGCCCAGAAAACTTCTCCATTATCAAATAAGAATCCATACATGTGTTGGTCATCACCAACGATTTGAATACATCTTGGTCTTGACCAAGTTGTACCCTGAGTTACACTAGAGTTTCTATAATTATCATAGTGGTCCCACCACTGGAATGTTGATTCAGCTGGATTATGTTGAGACGCACCAACTCCATATTCAGACCCACCATATCCATAGCTACTATGGCGACCTATATGAACTGCTTCAAACTCACCATTAATAAACGAATATCCCTGGTTAGATAAAGCACCATTATCTATTCTTCCAGGAATATGCCCCATATTTCTATCATTCCAACCCATAGGGTTGCGATTATTAAATTGTAGGATTCTATTTTCTTTATTCTGATTTGAACTAGCACTAATTCTTTGCCAATATGTTGTTGCTGATGTTCTTTCGTAGATAGGATGAATCATCCTACCATGCTTCATACAAACATAACGATCGCCATTATAATTTACTACATCTCCTGGATAGTAAGTTCCATTCTCCATCCACTGACCAGTCCACATATAACCAGAGGAATATCTATCCCATCCCTGCGTATCATTTTCTGGTTTATATTTTTCACCATATAAATTATTTTCAGCATACTTATCGGTTTTACAAATATAAGCGGCACCATTAACTCTTATAACATCATTTTTAGTATAAGAAACTCCTTCTCTCCACTCTCCACGGTAATTTAGAGTTAAATTATTAGCAAGACTAGTTAGCTTTTCCATAGATTATTGTTATTCTGGAGATGAAGTTGGAGACCATCTAGTAAAGTTAATCATATCATTAGGATCAGATGGTGGTGGTATATCTTCTACTTTTGTTATTTGTAAAATAGTTTGCTCTTCACTGGAAGGAGTTGTTGATATACCCAAGTAGTTTAGATATTCTGGGTCTTCAAAGTATTTATCCCTAATATTAGGATTACGCTGTAGTATTCTACGACAATAATCATCACCTAAAGATTCAGATAGTGACTCTGAAGTTTCAAATCTTATATCAAATAATTCTTCTTCAGTTGTATTAGAAAGTATTTCCAAATCACCACTATATCTTTCTTGTTCTGGATTATCTGGATCCATAATCGCATCCACATCTGGAATATAAAATGCGGTTTTCAAAATATCCATTGTATAGTTTGGATGAATCGAATAATAACTCCTTTGTTCTGTATTTGGAGATGTTTGTGCAACGATTGTTGTATTAGCAACTCCAATCATGTTGCCAGATCTAAGTAATAAAATAACCTCAGGCTCAATCTGAAAATCTGGGTCTCTGACTTCAATTTCAGTTTTTTGCATTTCTTCTCCAATCTTTTCACCACCCTCATCAAAAATATAACAACATACATAATCGGTTCTGATACCAATAATAGGAGGTTCCTTTGGAAGACCAATATCGGGCCAGTTCATTGCATCATATGCTGAATTAATGGATATAATTTTTCTTTCAGTATTGATAGCCATTTTGTTTCCTCCTTAACCTGCCCAATTCAATGATGGAACTGTCCCATAAACGGTTCCACGATAAGAAGCGAATCCCCAGTCATAGTTACGTCCTGTTTGCATTACTTCTCCATTATCAAATAAGGTTTGACTTCTAACATTATGATTCACTCCAAGAGTTCCCTCATAATCTCCTGTGCTACTTATATCTATACAAGCGGACCCACCCCAAGGATGAGAATCATATGCTGTCATTGGATTTGCCATATAATATGGAGCATGGATTTTTCTTGCAACAGCGTATTGTGATTGTCCATTTTGTTGGTGCCTTGCATTATTGTTTGCGATTGTAGAATCTCTACCAATTCCACCAACACCATATCCATTCCAACCTGTTGCATAGACATAACCCTTTTGATCAAGGAAGTGTTGTGTCGTGCCACCCGATCTACCAGCAGAAGACATACAAACAATATTTGTAAGTGCTTGTGTTGAAGTATTTCCTGGACCAAGAATAATGTTTGGAGATGTTCTAGAAGATGGTGCAGAACCTGTAGTTAAATTGTAATGACCATCATAACCAACACCATAAGTATTTCCATTCTGAGTTCTATACCAAATATGCCCATATCCACCATCATCAATATCTACCCATACATTTACAATTTGTGCAGCACCAGTCCATGATGTTCTTCTTGTAATTGTTGAAGAGTTACTGTTATTCGTTGTAGTGCCATCACCCAATTGACCATATCCATTGTATCCACATGTCCAAACGTATCCTTGACCATCAAGAAGTGCGATGGTATAAAGATTTTCTGAAGAAGCAACAACAAGTTTTTGAATACCACCATAAGTGTTCCAATTGACGGGAACTTTGAGAGGAGTATATGAGCGGTCAGAATCCCTGAATCCACTGTTTGTTGGATACATCAATTGACCTTGATGATTGTATCCCCAAGACCAAAGGTTTCCTGCTTCATCAAGTGCGTATGAAGTTCTATGTCCAGCCCAAATATCTACGATTCTATTTCCACCGAAGAAGAAATCTTTATTCATTGTATGAATCAACCAGGCACGGTTGTTCACACCCATACCATTATCTTCAAAATAATAAATGTCTGGAGAATTACCACTACCAGAAGTGGTTCCAGAGTCAGAAGAAATACCACACTGACCTGTATCGTTTCTACCCCAGCAGTGAATCTCACCATATTCATCAAGAGCAATACAATGGGCATCACCGTCTCTAGATTGATGTCCACCAGTTACAAGTTTTACGATTGAACGATTCTTGAATGCTTTTCTAGGAATTGTAAATGCAGCTTGAGTTGCCTGACCATCATCGTTGGAGTAACCGTCACGACCATGGTTTGACTGACCTGAAACATGAACTCCGCCATCAGAAGTTAGGTGCCACCTATTATCATTCCAAGCTTGCATAGATTGGATAATTCTAGGTGTTCTTCTCGTCATATGGAATGGGTTATTTCCAAAGTTTGCCCATTCACCACTGTTAAAATCAATGTGATATGGTACATCATTTTCTTGAGCCTCGATGTGAGCACCACCATCACTATGCATATAAGCATTACTAGTTCCACTCTCAGCCATAATGACGCCCTCGCCATTAATAAACTGCTCAGAGTTTCTATATGACATATGACCTTTATTCCATCCTGGATTCCATCTCCAGGCATGGACTGAAGTTGATCCGATTCCTAAAGATGTATTCCAAGGAATATTTCCATTCCATCTATTAACCGTTCCCCATTGTGGTCCAAGAATATATGGATGACCTTTCCATCCAAAAGGTTGGTTATTGACAAATCCAAGGCAACGGTCTGATGGCATTAAGTCATCACCTCTTGAAAATACTTCCCATGCGCCAAGATGATCAAATAAGGGATCAACGTTTGAATGTCCTACACCACAAATGTAAGATGAATTCCTTCTCTTAACAATATCTCCAGGATAATATGTGGTTCTTTGTGACCATGTTCCAACATGAGCTGTTCCATCAGAATATAAGTCCCAATCAACTTCATTGGTTGCAATCTCATATTGACCCATCATTCTTCTTGGTCCAAGAACAATTGGGTCATTAGTTACAACTGCAGTATTGAGCCCAACACTCGTTAGATATAGGACAGCAGTTGTTGAGGTAACTGTACCAATTGAGGTAATCCCAGCATAAGTATCAAAGTGTTTTGAGTAAAGTCTTAAACCTGTTCTAGGAGACTGATTCCATGGACCTTTTGGTGCCTCGGGATAATATGATGTTACAATTCCTGCTGTTTGAGTTTGAGGATTAAATCCTGTAAAAGTAACAGTAACAATGCTTGTTTGAATCCCCAAACTAGCAATTGATCCATTTAAAGTTGGAAGTACAATTGGAGCATGTGCTTTGGGGACATCATTTTTGTAGATATAAAGTCTATCTTCAAAGGTTACAATGTCACCTTTGCTATAAGTTGTAGCAGGAACGTATGCTCCTCTATGAACAAATTTAACTTTTCCTAGTGTTACGACGGCCATGATTTATACCTCCTTACATGTGTGTATATCTAATGTGATTTATATTGCCTCTACCACCTTGTGATACAAGTCCTCCACAATATCCATTATTACCTGTATTACCATTTTGTGTCCCAAATACTTGACCAGTTCTAAGGTCTGCATAGAATCCATTCTTTGAAGCAGATGTTCCAGATACATCATAGAACCAGTTGCCCCATGCAGCATAAGGCTCATACATATTATTTTTTAGTCGAAAGTTGGCATCAATTCTGTTTGGATCTTGGTCACCTCTTGCATTATAAGAATCATTTTGACAGTTGCCAGATACACCATTATCAAATCCACCATGGAACCATTGACCAAGATTGTTCTTGGCTCTAGCAGCAAATGTTGAGTCATAACGATAAATTGCAACTTGAATGTGTGAACTGCTATGACCTTGATTAGAAGTCACAGACATTACATTTGTTGCGTTACTTCCATTATTAATTTGAACGTTTTGAAGTGTTGATTGATTGGTTGTACTGTTTTGAGAAATACTTAAATTATAATATCCATTATAACCACAAGAGTATAAAGTATTGTTGATAATCGAACTTCCCCTTGTGAGGTACATGAACATGTGACTGTTTCCACCTAGTTGCCAAACATCAATACAGTCAGTAAATGCAGTTCCTTGTCCTGTACCTTTGTTTCCTGATGTGCTAACAGGGTTTGATGCACCAGAGTACCCACTTGTTCTTACCTGAACAGGAACATATGTATTGAAGGTATGGTTGTGCCCTAGACCCCCATAACCATTATATCCCCAAGTAAAGACTGTGCCATTACCTTTGAGTAGAGCACAAGTTCCATGAGAACCACCACCGTTTATACTGAACTTTCTAACCCTACCGTTGGTTCCAGTTAATGTTCCAATATCATTGGCATCAACACGAACGAGAACTGATTGGTTTGTTGTGTTTCCATTTCCAATTTGTCCATATCCATTGTATCCACATGCATACAAGTGGCCCAGATCAGTTAGAACATACAGTTGTCCATAGTTTCCACCAGTTGCCCAGATTGAAACAACTCTACCATAAACACCAGCACTAAAAGTAATCTGAGTTGGAACCTGTCTGTTAGTGGTATCATTAAGACCTAATTGACCATAACCATTGTATCCCCATGACCAGATTTCTCTACTTCCGTCAGTGGGATTTTCAATCAGTGCATACATTGCATGGGATTCGTTGTTATCTCCACCAGATGCAGCAGCAATACGAATTGCTCTCTTACCCCTCAAAGCAGTGGTTCCAGAAATATTAATATTGAAATATCCACATCTTACTGGTTGTTGCGTGAAATTATTAGTATAGTTACCTCCACTATTTCCATTACCATTATATCCCATATAATGAACTTCGCCATTATTAAAAAGAACTAATGTATTATATCCACCACTTTCAACTTGAATAACTTTTGGATATTCACCATCTGGAGTTGGTAAGACACCATCAAGATAATCAAGATTCACAAACTGAGCCATTGCCAACATATTATCGGTTGGACTCTGACCATCTGTGGAAGTGCCTCCAGATGTATAAACACTTTCTCCAATATTTACGAATTGATGTCTGCGATTTACATATCGCATATTGTATCTACACTGGTGCGTTCCATACGCCTTAGCAGGTCCAATACTATCACCCATTCCAACTAAAACTGTTCTTCCTGTTGCACCATCAGTTGAGTTAGTCGTGACGTTACAACCAAATGTTGGTAATGCACCACCACCATAAACACCAGTGTATCCTGTAACAGTTGTATCTACACTGATGGTTGGAGTTGAAGTATAACCACTTCCAGGATCAATAATATCACATTGAAAAACAGCTAGAGTTGCAGCATTAACATGGGCAACACCAACAAACCCACTTCCACCACCACCAGAAGCAGTCAATCTTAACATAGCAGTGCTTGGACTTCCTGTTCTACCATTAACAGTATTTGTTTCTCTAATTAAAGACCCTGCAGTGTTGTAGAAAACGGTATTGATTGTTCCAATAACTGACTGACTTCTTGCATTCCACAGTGGCTTGTAGGGTGGAGTATATCCCTCATTCATCCCCGCGAGGAATGCATTCTTTCGATACATTCCACCTTCAGATAATAATGCCCATTGAGTACCATCGTTTGTCAGTGGGTTATAGTTTGTATTTGCTTGCTTACAAATATAAGTATAGGTATCATAGTATTTCCATATAGAGTTGTATGCATATTCTGGATATACAGTTACAATATCATTTAATTGATATGCCGTTCCAGAATTCCATTCGCCCCTTTCTCTTGTCAAACCAGAAAGTTTTTCCCAAATTGCTGAAGAAGCAACTCCTGGAACTTGAGAACCACTAGAGTTTGCTGTCTTACAAAGATATTGGGAACCAACATAAGTTACGATATCATCTACGGTATATGATGATGAGGTATTATATTCACCTCTAACATTATACCTAACTTTTCCAATAATACTTGTTGTAATTGCCATATTATTATACCGCTGTCGTTACTTGTAAGTATCCAGTCGAACTGATGGACATTGATATGGATGCTGTAAGAGCAAAGAAATCGGCAAGGATTGGTGCTCTTGTATCACGAACAAGTGGGTTAGTGTCATTTGCTTCATAAGTATCAGAACCTGTAATTGCAGTCAATCTGAGGTTTCCATAATCAGAAACATCATTCTTATCAGTATTTATAGCCAAATAATGATAGGCGTTTGTGCCCGTATTATTTACCCAAACGGTTCCCGTTCCCGTTGAGGATAGAAGTTGTCCTGAAGTTCCTGCACTGTTTGTTCCATCACGAAGTCTATTCTTGAGTTGGATATTTTGTTCAATAATAGTATCACCAGCATTATCCATGGTAACTGCAAGAGTTCCCCCTGGAGTTGTATTGCTTGTAATATCACTTGTGTTGTTTGTATAGAATCTAAATCTACCTCCAACTGCTGTTCTACCAGCAACAAGGTAGTTGTCACCATTATTTCCAAAAGCAATACCATTCCACCAGAAGGTTCCAGAGTAACTATTATCCGCTGAAGTATATGCGACTCTATGGAAAGATCCACCTACAGGTTGCCCAAAATTACCAGAAGAAGTTAATAAACCAAGTGTTGTGTAAGAAAGTGATCTACCAGCAGATCCTGCAGCAGCATTATAGAATGTAAATCCTTGGTTGAATAGTAAATATGAGGAGGTATCGGTTCCTGGAGCAATATAAGATCCACTAGTTGTAGTATGCCTTACGTTATAACCAATACCACCATAAGAACCACCAGAATAACCAGCGACAAGACCACGACCTTCAGTGCCACCAGAACCTAAGTTAATATTGTAAGTTCCAGTGAAGTCATAGTGGTTTGATGCAGCAATGTTAGCAACACTCAAAACATTAGTGCTTGCATTAAACGCAAATGCAGTCGCAGTTGATCTACTCTTAGGTGTTGCATTAGACCCAAGAGTTGAGACCATGACAGGATATAGAGTCGTGGTCGAAGTATCATCTATCGATAGAATTGCATTCGAAGGTCCAATTAGACCTTGAGTGCCCTGAGTTCCTTGAGTTCCATTATTACCTTGAATACCCTGAGGTCCTGTGGTCCCCTGAAAACCTTGAATTCCCTGCCGACCCTGAATACCTTGAGTCCCTTGAGGACCTGTAATTCCTTGGATACCTTGAGCACCAGTAATACCCTGAGTACCCTGAACACCTTGAATACCTTGCGAACCCATAGGTCCAAAGGCAAGATTATTGAATGCAAGGTTTGAAGTATAAATTGAGCTATCAAGGAATAAAGCACTTCCTGGAGAGCGATTAACTTGTCTCAGTAGAGTTCCATTCAGATAATAGCGAACGGTTGTTCCATCATAAAGAACGTATGCAGTATCCGTAGCAGTGTATGTTCCTGACGAATAAACAGAAGTTCCACCCTCATAAATTGAGACTGTTCCATTATCAAAGTAGAAAGCATAATCAATCGATGAGAAACTAGTATCAGTTGTTGGGTCTGAGTTAAGACCAAACATTGCAAAACCAGTTGTTGAAGATATTCTTGCGGTTGCATAGACACCAAGAACATATCCCTGAACAGAATAGACTGAGGAATCCCAAGAAGCGTTTGTGCCACCAGTCTTTGTGAATGTTGAAGAGTCTGTAGTAGATTGAGTTACATTAACAAGAACAGGAGTCCAATCGGAACCACCACGAGTTCCAGTAATACCTTGTACTCCTTGAGAACCAGTGGTTCCTTGCGTTCCTTGAGAACCAGTGGTTCCTTGTGTTCCAGTTGTGCCTTGAATACCTTGCCTACCCTGAATACCTTGAGCACCCTGAGTTCCCAAAGTTCCAGAAATACCCTGAATACCCTGAGTACCTTGAGTTCCAGTCTGTCCCTGAATACCCTGAGTACCTTGAGTTCCAG